GTAACAAAAAGATATTTTCTTAAAATCTCATATGAGGGGGTGTATGTAGTGGCTGGAAAACATAAAAAAACAATAATTAGAGAAGATTTGGTTGACCAACTTGAAAGAAAAGGAATTTACGGAAGTCATTATATTGACCTTATTGAAGATTATATTTCTATGTGGGAAATTAAAAATGAACTAATCAACGATATTAAAAAAAGAGGTGTAACTTTAAAATATCAAAACGGTAAAAGTCAATGGGGACATAAAAGAAATGATTCTATCTCTGAATTAAACAAAACAAATGCTCAGATGTTAAAATTATTAAATGAATTAAATCTTAAAGCTGGGGATTTTGAAATGGCAGATGATGAAGATGAGGAAATGTAGAAAGAAAGACTATCATCCTTATATTGATAATTACATTGATGACTGCCGGAATGGCAAAATAATTGTCGGTGAAGAAATTCTTTTAACTCTTGATTATATTGAATATAAATTGAATGATCCAGATGTAGTTATAGATTCAGATAAAATATATAAAGCTAAAGAATTAATGGAAAAATATTTTGATATAAAATTATTTGATTGGGAATTACTAATAACTGCTTGTATCCATTGTTATTACAAATCAAAAGATACAGTTGTTTTTTCAACTTATCTTATATATATGGGAAGAGGCAACGGAAAAAATGGGTTTATATCCCCGGTAGCCTGGTATTTAACTACTCATTATCATGGGATAAAAGGATATAACATTGATATAGTTGCTAATGCTCAAGACCAAGCTAAAACATCATTTAATGATATATATGAAATTTTAGAAGCAACTTGGCAAAAATCAAAAAAGTTTTTTTATAAAACAAAAGAAATCATATTGAATTTAAAAACTAAATCTTACATTAAATTTAACACTTCAAATGCTAAAACAAAAGATAGTAAAAGAACAGGTTGTTTGATATTTGATGAGGTACACAATTATGAAAGTTATGATAATATAAAAGTTTTTACATCAGGCTTTGGAAAAAGAAAACATTCCAGAGCCTTTTATATTACAACAGACGGAGATATAAGAGAAGGTGTATTAGATGATCTATTAGCGATTGCAAAAGATATATTAAACGGAACAATTAAAGAACTTCCTTGGCTACCTTTGATTTATAAAATAGGAGAAGAAAAAGAAGCTCTAGATAAAAAGAACTGGCATAAAGCTAATCCATCACTTAAATATTTACCTGAACTTAAAGCTGAAATGGACAAAGCATTTATAGAAATGAAATACCAACCAGCTATGGAAGAGGAATTTTATACCAAAAGGATGAATTGGCCAAAGGGAAATAGAGAAATACAAATTACTGAATGGAAAAATATAAAAGCGACAAACAAGCCTGTTTCTGATTTATCAGGAAGGACTGCGACAGTTGGAATTGATTATACAAAAGTAACGGACTTTGCATCAGTCGATTTTCATTTTAGGGAAGGGGACACAAGATATGATATTAGTCATAGTTGGCTTTGTTTAAAATCAAACGATTTATCAAAACTTAAAATACCATGGAAACAATGGGCTGATGAAGGATTATTAACTTTAGTTGATGATGTAGAGATTGGTCCAGATTTAATAGCAGAATATATAGCAGAAATGGCATATAAATATAATATAACTAAAATAGCTTTAGATAATTATAGGTATGCATTATTAGCAGAATCTTTAAAAAAAGTTGGCTTTGATGCAAAAGATTATAAGAATGTAGTTCTAGTTAGACCATCAGACATAATGAAAGTAGTTCCTGTTATTGATTCGTGTTTTGCGAATCAATATTTTGTTTGGGGAAATAATCCGCTTTTAAGATGGGCAACAAATAATACTAAACTTATCCCATCAGGTAAAAAACAGGGCACAGACACCGGTAATTATTATTACGGGAAAATTGAAGCTAAGAGTAGAAAGACAGATCCATTCATGGCTTTAGTTGCAGCAATGACTATAGAAAACGAATTAGGGGACGGAAATAACTCAGAGACTCCGGATATCGATGTTCATACTTACTAGGAGGTGAAAAAATGTGGGATTAAAGACATGGATAATTAACAGACTTACAGGTGATACGGAACCAACAGAAATACAGATAGAAGAGTTTTTTAATCTGCAGGCAGAATTAGTAGTTAGAAACCTGGCTTTTCAATCGGCTGTAAATCTGGTAGCAAAGTCTATAAGCAAATGTGAGTTTAAAACTTATTTTAAAAACAAGGAGGTGAAAAATCAGGAATACTATCTATGGAATATAGAACCTAATAAAAATCAAAGCTCAAGTCAATTTATAACTAAACTTATTACCAAGCTTTATGAGAATAATGAATGCCTGGTAATAGAATCAAACGGTCAGCTTTTAGTATCGGATAGTTTTAACAAAAAAGAATACGCCTTGTTTGAACATCAATTTAAAGATGTGATAGTTGACAACTTCACATTCAATAGAACTTTCAATATGAGTGAGGTCCTATATTTTAAACTAAACAATAATAATGTTAGAAATTTAATAAACGGAATGTATGAAAGTTACGGTAAGCTAATAAGCTACGGACAAAAGTCTTATGAGAAATCAAGAGGTAGCAAAGGCATATTAGATATTAATGCAGTAGCTCAAGGAAAACCTAATTTTAATGAAATCTTTGTAAAACTTATGAATGAGAGATTCAAAAAATTCTTTGAGGCTAATAATGCAGTATTACCCCTCTTTGATGGATATTCTTATCAGGATATTGGTTCAAAGACATACTCCAATGAAGGTACCAGAGATATTAAAGCAATGGTTGACGATATATATGATTTTACAGGAAGAGCTATTGGAACTCCTCCAATCTTATTAAAAGGTGAGGTGTCCGGAAGCACTGATGCAGTGGATAATCTATTAACATTCTGTGTAGATCCTTTAGCAGATATGTTACAAGAAGAAATAAATCGAAAGCGTTCAGGGTATTCGGGTTATTCTCAAGGAACATTTTTAACAATAGATACTAAAACTATAAAACATATTGACTTATTAAATGTATCTTCATCAATTGACAAACTTATATCTTCAGGAGCATTTACAATTAATGATATTAGAAAACTTGTAGGTGATCAACCTATTGCAGAAGATTTCGCCGACCAACATTATATGACTAAAAATTATGCAACAGTTGAAGAATTAATGAAAACATTAAATGAAGGTGGTGAGGTTTAGTAAAAATGAGTATTAAAAATTCAGGAGGTGAGTTAATGGCTAAAAAAATATGGGAATTAAAACAAGCCGCAGAACCAAATATTTTAGAATTGTATATATATGGAGCTGTAGAATCTGATAGTTATGATTATTTGAAGGATGAAGTAATAAAAAGTGAAACATCAGCTAATTATTTCAGAGAAGAATTAAGCAAATATCCAAATGCGACTAAAATTAATATTTATATAAACTCATATGGTGGAAGTGTTTTTGAAGGGACAGCTATTTATAGTCAGCTTAAAAGACATGCAGCTGAAAAGGTTGTGTATGTAGATGGATTTGCTTGCAGTGTAGCATCAATAATTGCGATGGTTGGGGATAAGGTAGTAATGCCTAAAAATACTATGATGATGATACATAATGCTTGGAACATTGTTTACGGTAATTCAAAAGAGTTGAGAAAGGCAGCAGATGATCTAGATACTATCATGGAAGGAAACAGACAGGCTTATCTAGTAAAGTCAAAAGGTAAAATAACTGAAGAAAATCTTATGAAATTGCTGGAAGAAGAAACATGGCTAACTGCTAATCAATGTTTAGAATATGGATTTTGTGATGAAGTAAGTTCAGATGAAGCAGATTTGACTGAAGCTAATGAAATGCTTGAAAAAGTCAATCAAACTTTACAGAAAAAAACAGATTATAATAAGGCTATTGCAGCCCAAATAAGAAATTTGCCCAATGCTAAAAAAGAAGAAAACATTAAAGAAAAAGCAGGAGACGAAAAAGAAAATTTGATAGAAACTATTATAGAAGCACTTAAAAAAGATAACAGAGTTGTATTTAAGGAAGAAATTAAAGAAGACATCAAAGAAAAAGTTACCGAAGAAGATGAACTTAAAGAAGATCCAAAGAATAAACCAATAAAACTAATGGCAAGTTTATTTGCTAATAAAAAGGAGATGGAATAATGAAAAATTTAGATTTATTAGAACAAAACAAAACAGAAATACTTAGTAGACTTAACCAGGCAATGAAAGACGGAAATGAAGAAGATTTTGCTCAAGCCTTCAATGACTTTACTAAAAATATCCAAGATAGCGTGATGGAAGAAGCAAGAGCATTAGTTGAAACATCTGATACTAACGTATTAGTTGGTAGAGGTCTTAGACAGTTAACGTCTGAAGAAAATAAGTATTATAAAACACTTATTGAAGCTATGAAATCTACAAATCCTAGACAGGCATTATCAGACATGGAAGTTATAATGCCAAAAACAACTATTGAGGATGTATTCACGGATTTAGTTACTTCTCATCCGTTACTAGATGAAATTGATTTCCAAAATTCAGGGGCCGTAACAGAATGGCTACTTAATACTAATTCAAAAGAATTAGCAACTTGGTCTGCTCTTTGTTCTGAAATAGTAAAAGAATTAACTTCCGGATTTAAGAAAATTGACCTACAACAAAATAAACTTTCTGCATTTTTACCAGTTTGTAAAGCTATGCTTGATTTAGGTCCAGTATGGTTGGACAGATATGTAAGAGCTGTATTAGGAGAATCCTTATACTTTGGATTAGAAGATGGAATTTTAAACGGAAAAGGACAAACAGTGAATCTCCATGAACCTATTGGAATGAGAAAGAACATGGAAGGTTCTGTAGATCCATCAACCGGGTATCCAGACAAAGAAGCTGTAGAATTCAATTCATTAGATCCAGTAAGCTACGGAGCTATACTTTCTAACTTAGCTGAAACAGAAAACGGAAATTCTAGGATTATACAGAATGTTATATTAGTTGTTAGTCCTAAGGATTATTTAACTAAGATAATGCCGGCTACTACTCCTAGGTCTGCTGATGGTACTTATACTAAAGACGTATTCCCATTCCCAACGACAGTAATCCAATCAGCACAACTTGAAGAAAACGAAGCTATAATAGGTCTTGGTAAAAGATATATGATGGCAGCAGGTACAGGAAAATCAGGAAAAATTGAATATTCCGATGAGTATAGATTTTTAGAAGATGAAAGAGTTTATTTAACTAAGTTTTACGGCCATGGACAGCCTAAAGACAACAAGTCTTTCACTCTTTTGGATATAACTAACTTTAAGCCTGCAGTACAACAAGTATTTATAGCAAATACTGAAGGGGAACCTATACCAATGTATCCTGCTGATGATGCAAGATTAGTTAGTTTGAGTGTTGGAGCTTTAGATTTATCACCAACATTTAACAAATCTACATTTAGCTATACAGCTACAACCACAGACCTTACTAATACTATTAATGTTTTACCATTAGAAGGAGAAGCGACCATTGAGATATTAAACGGTTCAGCTCCTGTTGTTAACGGTGCGGCTGCTACATGGATTGACGGCGAAAACATTTTAACAATTAACGTAAATAGTGGAATAGAAACTGAAACTTACACAGTAATAGTAACAGCAACGGTATAAGTTTATGAAGGTCAAAGTTATAAAGGCTTTCACGGATAGATATACTTTAAAACCTATTGATTTAGGAAGTGAATTAGAAATATCAAAAGAGAGGTTCCTCGAATTAATAGAGGGGCCTCGTGGTATTTTTGTTAAAGAAATTAAAAAGAAAAAGAAAGTGTCTAAAAAGAAGTAGGTGATTAAATGGCATTACCGGAAGGGTTGTTAAGTGAAGTTAAAAATTATTTAGATATAACCTGGACAGATACTGACACAGATTCTAAACTTACAGGCATTGTTGAAAGAGGCATAAAATATATAGATAAAATAGCAGGAACTGAACAAGACTATACGGATAATGATAAACCTAAAGAACTACTATTTGATTATTGTCGGTATGTTAGGTCCAATGCACTTGAACAGTTTAAAACGAATTACCTGCATGAACTTATTGCTTTGAGAATAAGTGAGGAGGTTGATAAATATGAAATCGACAACCCAACCACTTAAAGACGGCCTGGTTAAAATTTATGAAGTTGGAAATATAGCTGAGGACGGAGATATGCCTAAAGAGGGATTAACTTTAAAAAATTCTCTTAGGTATGACGAAAGAACTGTAGGTATGAGTAGGTTTTGGGTAGCTATGCAGTCTCAGGCTAAGGTAGAACAGATGATTAGAACATATAGAATAGATATTGTATCTACGCAGCATATAGCAGTCCCAAACGACGGAAAGCAGTATAAGATAATACAGATACAGTATCCGACAGAAATAGAACCTCCTTGTATGGATTTATCCCTGGAAAGATTGGAGGCTGACTATGACATTAAATGATTTGAAAGATTTATTATTAACAGTTACAGAAGATACATTTCATTTTTATGCGTTTAGAAAACCAGATAAATATATAGTATGGGCTGAAGACGGAGAAGCAAGTTCCGGCCATGCAGATAATAAAAAAACTAACCAGGTTATTCAGGGGACAATAGATTATTTTACTAAAACGGAAAGTGATCCAAATTTCGATTTGATTCAAGAAAAGTTAAATTCCGCAGATATAGCTTGGCGGATTAATTCTATACAGTACGAAGAAGAAACTAAATACATACATTATGAATGGGTTTGGGAGATGATTTGATGGCAAGAATAAGAATGCAAGGACTTGAAGAACTTGAAATACAACTGTCAAAACTAGGGACTAAAAGTGTAGATGTTGGTAAAAAGATGGTCTACGCCGGGTCAAAAGTAGTGGCAAATGAAATCAAACGAGGACTTAAAAGTTTACCGGAAGATAAATTTAGATATCTTCACGGGGACGATAAATTTAGCGGAGTTCCTAAAGAACAGAAAAAAGATTTAGAAAATAGCTTTGGGGTAACTTTTATCGATATTGATAATAAAGGGAATACTAATGCTAAAGTAGGGTTTGACGGTTATGGAAGTTTTAAAACAAAAAAATACCCTAAAGGAGTACCTAATCAACTATTAGCTAGAGCTATAGAAAGTGGTTCTTCTGCTAGAAAAAAGACTCCTTTTGTGCGAAAAGCAACAAACAGATCTAAAAATAAAGCGGTTGAAGAAATGGAAAAAGTATTAAATGAAGAGATAGAAAATATAATGAGAGGTGATTAATTTTGGATAAAAAATATGATGAGTTTGTCGGCGTTGATAAACTTCACGCGGCATTAATAACGGAAGATTCAGAAGATAATTATACAGCTGAAACTCCTGAATATTTAGCTCCGTCTGCTGAAATAACAAATGAAACGGAAACAAATATGCAGACATCTTACTACGATAATGTACCGGCTAATAATTATGCTTCTGAAGGAGTTACGACTGTTAATATGACAGTATCTGGAGTACCGGCAGATAAAGCAGCTAAATATTTAGGTAAACATTATGACGTGGCTAGTGGTAGGGTAATTGATACAGGGGATCCTAATCCTCCTGATGTAGCACTTAGTTTTAGATATGACAAAGGTAAAAACGGATACAGATACTACCAATATTTAAAAGGTGTTTTCAGTGGTGGTACCGAAGAAGCTACAACTAAAACAGCATCAGTAGATATAAAAACCTATAAAATGGCTTTTTCAGCTGCTGTTACAGCTAAGCAGTGGTCTATTGGTGGAGAAATGAAAGGTGTTAAAAGGATATTTGCTGATACAGTAGATGAATCATTTACTCCTGATACTTGGTTTAATCAGGTTCAGACTCCAGATACTGCTGATGCACCGACAAGTTTTACTCTTGACTCAAGTGTTCCAGCTGACGAGGCTACAGCGATAGCAGTTGACAGTAATATAGTATTAACATTCAGCAACAAGGTAATAGCACATTCAATGACATTATATACAGATGCATTTGTTCCAGTATCAGTTGAAATAGCAGCAAATGCTACAGGAAAGATTTTAACAATAGATCCAGTTGCTGATTTAACTGGTGCAACAAGTTATGTACTTATAATTGCAGAGGTAACAGATATTTACGGACAAAAAATTAATAATGAGGTAGTAGGATTTACAACTACATAGAGGCGGCTTTAAGCTGCCTTTTTCTTTTTAATATAGGAGGTATGAGATGAAACCAGTATTTATAAATTTCACAGATGATGAAGGTAAAAAAACGAGAACCTTTACAACTTGTAGTTTAAAAACAGGAATGATGGATAATATATTTGATTTAGCTGAAAGAGCAGATAATTTAGAAAAAAATGGAGATATAAAAATAGGAGAAGTTAAAGAATTTTATGCAGACTTAAAAGCATTGATTTTGAGTGTTTTTAAATATCAATTTAATTTTGAAGAGTTAAATGAAAATATTGAGCAGGAAGAATTAATGCGTGCCTTTAAAGCTTTATGTAACAATCTTGGAGGAGAAGTCCAAAAAAACTAGAAGAGGGAGAACTGGAAGATGATTCTCCCGAGAATCTGAAAAGAATATTTTTGAATTTAAAAAGGACTATCTCAAAAAAACTGGGATGGTCCTTATTTGAAATAGACGAAACTGATATAAGTAATTTACTTAATTTTATTAATTTTAGTGTGGAAGATGATCCTGATATAAAAATAATGAACGGAAAAGAGTATAGAAGGGCGAAGAGTACTCCAGATTGGTTATAAGGTGGTGAAAATATATGGCATATGATATAGGTCCAAAAATTGGTATCGAGGGCGAAACGGAATTCAGAAAAGCAATAAGAGATATTAATAATAATATGAGAACTCTCGGAACAGAGATGAAAGTAGTTACTTCTGAATTTGATAAAAATGATAACAGTATGGAAGCTGTTAATGCTAAAAACAAGGTTTTAAATAAACAAATTGATAAGCAGAAAGAGAAGCTGTCTGAATTAGCTGAAGGTTTAGATCAATCTTCTAAAAAATATGGGGAAAATAATAGAGTAACCGAAGGATGGCAACAATCTGTTAATAAGGCAACAGCTGACTTAAATAAAATGGAACGAGAGCTTAAAAATAATACTAAATCCCTAGATGGTTTTGGTGATGAAATAGATGATGCAAATTCTAAAGGCGGTAAATTTAGCGGTATTTTAGGCAATATGAAAAACAACCTTAAAAAAGTTGGTGGTTCTGCTGCCAAGGCTGCAGTAGTAGGTTTGAAATCTGTTGGCGTTGCAATGGGAGCTGTAACACTAGCAGCCGGAGCAATGGCTATTAAACTAGGCAAAGAAGTTGTAAAACAATTTGGAGAATTAGAACAAAATCTAGGTGGTTCAGAGGCTGTATTTGGTGAATATGCTAAATCGATTCAAAAAAGCGGTGAAGATGCTTATAAAAATTTAGGTGTTTCTCAAAGTGATTATTTAGCAACAGCTAATAAGATGGGGGCATTATTCCAAGGTTCAGGATTAGAACAACAAAAAAGTCTTGAACTAACAGAAAAGTCAATGCAAAGAGCAGCGGACATGGCATCTGTAATGGGTATTGATATGCAAGTTGCTCTTGATGCTGTAACTGGAGCTGCAAAAGGTAACTTTACAATGATGGATAATCTTGGTGTATCAATGAATGCAACGAGTATCCAGGCATATGCTACAGGTAAAGGATTAGATTTTGTTTGGGCTTCTGCATCTCAGGCTGAAAAATCTGAAGTTGCGATGCAAATGTTTTTTGAAAACACTGAACAATATGCAGGAAACTTTGCTAAAGAATCTACAGAGACTATATCTGGATCAATAGGATTGATGCAAGCTGCTTTAGGTTCATTTACTGCAGGACTTGGAAATACAGATGCAGATATGAAAAATCTTACAGGGAATCTTGTAGATGCTTTCAAAATAATGGTTAAAAACATTGTTCCTGTTATAGAAAATCTTGTAGATGCCTTGCCTGATGCAATAGATGGTATTTTAGATGCTGTAGTTGATTTACTTCCAATGTTAGTTAGTACTGTTTCAGGATTATTTAATCAAGTTTTAAAAGCACTCTTAAATTTATTGCCTGACCTTATTCCTGTTGCGGTGGAAGCCATAATGTCTATTGTTATGACTTTAATTGACAATTTACCCCTTTTAATCGATGCGGGTTTACAAATAATTGTAGCTTTAGTAGGTGCTTTAACTATGGCACTTCCACAATTAACCGAGATGGCACCTCAAATTATAGATACTATTACTATTGCACTTAGTGAAAATCTACCTTTAATAATAAGTATGGGCTTACAAATAATTGTAGCTTTAGTAGGTGCTTTAATTGCTAACATTCCTAAGATTTTAGAATCTGTAGATACTATTGTACTTTCAATTCTTGAAGGATTATTAAGCGGGATTGGAGAAATATTGTCCTTTGTGCCTGAACTATTTAATAATATGGTAGATGCTTTTAATGATATCAATTGGAGTGATTTAGGTAAAAATATAATAAAAGGCATAGGTAGTGGTGTGGCGGATTCAGCAAAAGGATTGGCTGATAGTGTAGGAAATGCTGCTAGTGGTGCTTTGGGGTGGACTAAGAAAAAACTAGGTATTGAATCTCCATCAAAAGTTTTTAAAAATGAAGTTGGTAAAATGATGGGCTTAGGAATTGCAGAAGGAATAAAAGATAGTGCTAAACAAGTTGAAAGTGCTATGAGCGGTTTAAATAGAA